TTAACCCTCCAGGAGGTATTGGTACTAGTTCGCCCAAGTTTACCCAACAACAGGTAAAAGCACTAATGGCTGAATTAGGATATTTTGAAAGTCAATTTAATTACAGTATGGTCAGTGATGATTCTACTAGGATTGGCAAGTATCAAGTTGATGCACAATACCTAGCCGATGCCGGATACATTAAGCCAGATGCTATAAACCAATACGGCACATCGACTCTGAGTAACAGTGAAAGTTGGACTGGTAAAGACGGTATACAAAGCCAAGATGACTTCTTTAGTAACCCTAATGTTCAAGACACTATACAATTTAATGAGTTCACTGACAACTATACCGCATTACTGAGTAATGGTGGAATAACCACTAGTGATGATATTTGTATGGCAGCAGGCATGCTATTTGTTGCACATCAATTTAGAAGTGTAGATTCTGCATTAGAATGGCGCAAGCAGGGTTTATTGGAAGATGCATACGGGCGCAATGGTTCCGACTATTATAATCAGGGTAGATACGCCATTGATGTGTTGTCTGCAGGCGGTGCTGCAACTACCACCGGAGTTGCGAGTCTTGGTGGTGATAATACAACAGGGATTAATCCTGATGATGTGTTTACATTCCAAGGAAATGGTACCGGAACTAGAAGTAATTTTGATCAACTTAATGGTACATTTAAAAATGCAATATTAACTATGGCACAGGATTTTAAAACCAGTACCGGAGCAAAAATAACTATTACCAGTGCATACCGTAGTCCAGCTGATCAAGAAGCAATCTATCAGAAATGGCTAGCAGCTGGTGGTGGACCAAATAATCCAACTGCCGGGGGCATAACAACCCCTGCGAAACCAGCTAGTGCGGGAGGTACAGGCAGCCCACACAACAGTGGTGTGGCAATTGATAGTAGTCAATGCCCGCTAATCGCTAGAACTGTCGACCTTGCACAATACGGATTGCGTTGGGGCGGCACATTCAGCAAGCCTGATGCAGTACACATACAATTGGCTAACTCGGAGCAATAAATACTATTATGGTAACATTATACAAAGGGTTTAGCACAGTAAATCGCAGTAAAAAATTTCGTGCGACTGATGTCAATTTAGTCAAACAGGATTTGATTAATCACTTCAACGTACGAAAAGGCGAGAAACTGATGCAACCAAATTTTGGTAGCATTATATGGAGCATGTTGTTTGAGCCATTGGATGAACATGCGAATCAGCTAATAATTGATGACGTTAAAAATATTGTGGCATATGATCCACGAATCGGACTCCAAAATATAACAATCACAGGCCAGGATTATGGTATTCAAATCGAACTTGATTTAGTCTTTATCCCTACAAATCAATCTACAGTTCTTAGCCTACAATTTGATGCGAATTCGAGCAGTCTAACTGCTGGTGGCCCTTACTAATAAACTACGTAGTTTATTTTTTAAATAAATATATGATAACGGATATATTTAGATGTCAATAACTACTCGTCAGACAAATTTATTAGTAAATCAGGATTGGACACAGGTTTACCAAACATTCAAACAAGCTGATTTCCAAAGCTACGACTTTGAAACTCTACGCAAGACCATGATTGACTACTTGCGTACATACTACCCTGAAGATTTTAATGACTTTACAGAGAGTAGTGAATACGTTGCTCTAATAGATTTAATCGCATTTTTAGGTCAAAGTTTGGCTTTCCGTGGCGATATGAATGCCCGCGAAAACTTCTTTGACACTGCAGAACGTCGTGATAGTATTCTAAAACTTGCTCGATTAATCAGCTATAATCCCAAACGTAATATCACTGCCAGCGGGTTTTTAAAAATAGATAGTGTAAAAACTACCGAAAATCTATTTGACAGTAACGGGCTAAACCTAAGCAATTTACTAATTTCGTGGAATGACACCGCCAACCCTGATTGGCAAGAGCAGATGACTACGATTTTAAATGCGTCAATCATCACCAATCAAGCAATCGGAAAACCAGGGGCAAGCCAATCAATTAATGGGATTCAGACTGATGAGTACAGTATTAATCTAGTTCCCGGAGTGTTGCCCAAGTATAGTTTTAACGCTCTAGTAGAGGGTAACCAAGTTAATTTTGAAGCAGTTAGTGCTACTACAGTAAATCAAAATTACATATACGAACCTAATCCTACTCCTTCGGGCAAATTTAATATTCTTTATCGCAATGATAATTTAGGAAACGGTAGTAATAATACTGGATTTTTTGTTTATTTTAAACAGGGATCTTTGGCCACACAAGATTTTAATTTGCAACAAAGTTTACCTAATCGTGTTGTAAATGTAAACTATAATAATATTAATAACACAGACGTATGGCTATACGAATTAGATGTAAAAGGCAATCCTACTACAGAATGGAGTGCAGTGCCTGCAATCGCCGGTATAAACATCATCTATAATCAAAGCACAAATAGAAACCTATATCAAATAAACTCAAAGACTAATGATCAAATTGATTTAGTATTTGGTGATGGCAGTTTTGCAAATATTCCGCAGGGTGTATATAGACTTTACTATAGAACTAGTAACGGACTGCAATATAAAGTAACACCCGATGAAATGCAGAATATTACTATTCCCTTAAATTACGTAAGTCGTAACAATAAAGTGGAAACTCTTACAATTAGCGCAAGTCTATATTACACAGTTAATAACAGTCAGACTCGTGAAAGTATAGACGATATTCGCACAAAAGCACCGGCACAATACTACACACAAAATCGTATGATTACCGGAGAAGATTACAATCTATTCCCGTACACAAACTTTGGTAGTATTTTAAAAGTAAAAGCAGTTAATCGTAGCAGTAGCGGAATTAGTAGATATTTAGATGTATTAGATGTCACTGGCAAATACTCCAGCACAAATATATTCTGTGATGACGGAATAATATATACCCAAACTCCTACAACTAGCAATACTTTTAGCTTTAATACACCCACAGATTTATATAATGTAATCTATAATACTGTACAACCATTGATAGCTAGTAAAGACATGTTGCATTACTACTATGCAAACTTTCCAAGATATACACCAACAACATCAACCTATTGGGGACAATCTAGCGCATCAAGTAATAGTAGTACAGGATATTTTTATCCAACAACAAGTTATGTAACACCTTATCAAATTGGATTTGGGGTAAGTAGTAATTTACAATATATCACAACTGGTTCATTGATAAGATTTAACGCAGGCGCTGGTAAATTTTTTGATGCGCAGAATACTATCCAAACAGGCACAAGTACATACCCAAATGAGAATACATACCTATGGGCGTCCGTAGTAAGCTCAAATGCCGGGTTCCCAATACAATTAAGCGTTAATATCCCCACAGGTGCAGTAGTTGATACAATTATTCCAGTGTTTAAAAATGATTTACCTGGATCATCATTTACATCACAGATGATTAGATTACTGCAAAGTTATCAAAACATTGGATTAAGTTATAATGTATCAAAACAATCTTGGCAAATTATATTACCACAAGATTTAAATCTCGGTGCATTCAGTCTTACTAATCAAGGTAGTACCGCTGGTACTGGATTAGATTCAAGTTGGCTTGTGGCACTTACATACAACGGCATAAACTATAATATAGTTCATCGAGGGCTTCAATACGTATTCCAAAGTGTTGGCGAAACAAGATTTTATTTTGATCCAGAAGTTAAAGTGTTTGACAGTAAAACTGGACTAACAATCACTGATCAAATTACAGTATTAAAAACAAATACCCAGGCTGATAGCTCAACTCCAATCGGACAAGACAGTACTTGGTATATACACGATTCTGTAATAGGTCTTGATGGTTATGTCAATAATACAGAAATTTTATTGACATTTCCGGACACAAATAACAGTGGTACTCCAGATAATCCAGATTTGTTTACTAATATTGTTGCACCCACAGTAAATCCAAACAAAAAATATGTATTCTTCACAGAGGTAACAGACACTGATAACTTTATCACAACTATACCTGTAGATAATACCACAGTAGTGACAAGCTATGCCACACAAAGTGCGATCAATGCAGCGCTAACATTATATGTAAACGGGCAAATATTTTACGCAACTAGTGAAAACAATTTTTATCAATTGACGGTGACTACAAACGGAAGCTCAACTACAAGAATATTAAGTAGCCCGCTAACAAACTATATTGCTGAAACAGGCAGACAACAACTCTATTTCCAATATAGACATAGTAGTCCTAATGATCGTAGAATAGACCCAAGCCCCAATAATATTATGGACTTGTATATTCTAACTACCCAATACAGTCAAGATTATCTTGCTTGGATTCAAGATACTACTGGAACTTTAACAGAGCCAACCCCACCGTCAAATGATGATTTAAAAACTTTATACGGCACTGGC